ATAATGATGAATCTTCTTCAATTATTCTTCCGGCTCTACGTTCATTTTCTTTCATAAATACGCTTATGGCTATCTTGATGATTCTGACTTCATTATCATAATCTTTCTTTTTCCGATAGAGAATCATTAGTCTATCATAGGGATGTGTTGCTGGAAGTTGTGGTATGATAGCTTTTTCATATACAGCTATAGCTTCATTTATCATACCTTCCTTTTCTAAATCTATGCCCAATTTAATTAATCTTGAACTTTCATTCTGTATTTCTCGTTGAGATGCTTCTTCAAATTCTTCTTCCTGTTTTTGTTGAAGTCTTTCAAAGCGAGATTTTTCCAAATGGTTTAGTTTATATTCGAGTTCATCTTCATCTTTACATAAAACTTCTCTCGCTTTAATCCCACTTGTTTCTCCTACAATACCAGCACATTCCAGTTGGTCCATAATACGCCCTGCTCTATTATAGCCTATAGCGAATTTACGTTGAATTAATGAAGTGGAACCTTGTTGGTGGATAACAACTAATCGAGCTGCATCTTCAAATAGTGGGTCAAGCCTTGTCATGTCAACCTTTTCTACAGAGGGGTACTCTATTTTTTCTTCATCTTCCTCCGTTATGAATTCCTCTTCTTTTTCTTCTGTGTCTATAATTGCCCTGTTTATAGGCGTTTCTACAACTTTGGCATTATTACCGTTGTCAACCTCATTATTGCTTTGAACTGTTTCCTTCTTTTCAACCGACGATAGATGCAATGCAAATCCTATTATAATAAGAAATATAGATACAGAGAAGTGCACACCGCAAATCGGCAATATGATTGCAAGCGCATAGCATATCGCCGAGAAAAGACATCCTGTGTAATTTTTAATCTCATATCCAGAATCAATATTGCTTGATTGCATTCTACGATTAGATATACCATTACTACTGACTTTTGTTCTTGAGTAAATTCCGGTTCCCGGTATTCCGGTTGTTACATAAGTGCCACGCTTCCCAAAGTTAACTTTTGCTCCACGTGGACCAACTGACCAGCTTGTACCGGATTTGCTAATATTCATGTGCACTCCGGGAAGTATCTTAATTCTTTTTCTGAAATATAGTCCCATAGTATTTAGATTTCATCTACAATAATATATCACTTACAATATGTTGTTTAACTATCCATAAGCTCCTAACCTGAGCAATTTCTATATCGAAGTCATCAAACTCTTTTTCATTTATTGAATGAGCTATCCAGTATTTTCGAGATACTTCTTGGTCTTTATATCTGCGAATAACTTTAATGTGACCGTGATAATCTCCGGTAATTTCATCTTCAACAACTACTCCGAAAATATTCCCAAATGGAATTGCATTTGGATTATTACGAGGAAGAGTGTATTTTTTGAGTGCAACCCAGCATCCGGCAGGAAGCGCAGGCGTCATTGAATTTCCTACAATTTGGGCAACTCCTTCGCAATCTTTACAATCGGGAAGATACCAATAACGGGTAATATCTTCTGTTTTGCTTATCAATTCTGCCTGACCGGCGGCAAACTTGAAAGTTACTTCTGGAAGAAGATGAAATCCTTTCTCCATAGCTTCTTTATACTCCTTTTCGGAAGTTACAGCTATCCCGTTTGAAGCAGGAATATTGATTGTTTCGCTCAAGGCGTTTTCTTCCTTTAGTGGTGTTCCTCTTCCGGTGAGAATGTATTCTGGATTCGCATTCTCATAATACGAACAAAATGGAGCTATTATTTTAGTAGAAACTTCTCCTGTTTCCCCAGTTCTAAGTTTTGACATCATATTTTTTGTGATGCTTGGAATGGTAGTATACACTTTATAGTCATTTAAGCCAAGCTTTTCCATTACCGCATAAAATCTATCTTTAATAGTTTCCATAGTTCTTGATGGTATCATAAAAGATACTTATATTTGTGCTGGAATCAAGTTGCGGATGATACCAACTAAATTGTTTAACTGTTCCCGCAAGGGATTATATAGGCGACTTCACTTCAAACCGCAACTTTGGAGTTGGTCGCTTTACTTATTATTATGGAAAAGAATATTCCCGAAGGTTTTTCTACAGAATTCTTAGACAGCGATGAAGGTAAGGAGTTGTATTCTCAAATACAATCATCAATGACGGATTACCACTTCGTTACTTCACGTTCACTAAAGCGATCCTATTTAATAATTCAAGGAATCCTTCTATTTTGTCGGTGTGTTTCACGCCAGATAAAAGCTTGAGAATGTCATTCTTTCCATTTTTTGTTATAGTTATAGATTTAGGATTTGCTATACATTCAAGTAATCCTTTTACTACCACATTGCAAGTCGTTATATCAGAGAATTGTGATGTATGGAATAAGCATGCAACTCCATGATATAAAAATCTGTATTCTAATCCCAATGGGTCTTTTCCTAATAATAAATAATGATATATCATCCAGTTGGTGTTTTCAGAAACAGCCATGTTTTTTTGTACCATGAATGATGCTCCAGTTGATATTTCATCAATCTTATCTCTTGTGTTTTTTATGTCAATTATCGTATATATATTCCATCCTATCAAAATTGTAACAAGTAATGATAGAACACCAACCAATACGCCTTGATAGTCAAATCCTAACTCTGCCTTGTGAGGGCAAGAAATACATAATGCAATAATGCTTATCGCTATCGCAATTCCACTCAATACTAAAGCCCAATTTTCTTTCTTCATATTATAATAAGGTATAAACCGCTCTAATAGTTAAATAATGTTTGTTGCTATCTAAAAAGATACTATTTGTTTTGATGGTATCTTTTTAGATAGTATATTTGCATCATCAATCAATCACGTAGCAAAGATAAACTAAATGATTGACGATACAAATAGTATAAACATATTAAATCACACGATTATGAGCACGAAGAGTTTTTTACATGAAGTTATGAGCCTTGCATGGCAGTTCGTTCGCAAGAACGGTTTCACGATGTCAGAAGCATTAAAATGCGCTTGGGCTAACATGAAATTGAAATTGCAGATGAAAAGCAAGATTGTGAAATTCTATTTTCAAAAGGTGGATGGTTCTGTGAGAGAAGCCTACGGTACACTAAATGAAAAGCTGATGCCTGCCATTGCTGGTACTGACAACAGAAAGAAGAACGACACCGTTCAAACTTACTATGATACTGAACGCCAAGAGTTCAGATGCTATAAAAAGGCTAACCTTTTAAAAATCGCCTGATATGAGACAGTTTAGAGTATGTGACAGTGAGAAGCCTACGGGCTTGAAAAGGCTTTGGATAAGGCTTGTATAGACCTTGATAGAGTTGATAAGATGTCTGACACAGAGGCTTGTGCTTTCTGTAATACCGATACCAAAGAAGAGGCCTTAGAGGTTATTCAAGAAGAGATTGATTACATAGAGTTTCAACTTGATAGAATGGCAGTATGATAGAGGCATTGATAGTATTAGGCTGCTTGTATGCAAGCTACAGGCTTTTCAGAAAGCCGGGCGAGAAGTTCTTTTATGATGATTAATCACACGATTATATCACGCACGACAGTCCTATTGACAGCTAAAGACTGGCATCCGATAGCGAGAATCGGGTAGGGTACTATTGATTGGTTCTTTGATAAGTCTGTGAAAGCAATTACGGTGTAATTCATAAGCCGTTTTTGCCAACCAAAGATAACGAACGCACATAAGCAAGTTGGGGCTTGCGAGCTGTGCAATGTTTAACAATTAATAGATGTGTAACCATAGTCTTTGAGGTGTAAGTAATGACGGATTAGGCGACCGACACGCACATCGACAATATAGCCCTATTGACAGCTAAAGACTGACATCCGATAGCGAGAATCGGGTAGGGTACACAACCGCAGCAAAGGTTAGTGCTACTATCGTACTAAAAGCCACGGGCAAAGCGAAGTGCGCACCGCTTTACCTCATCCTTGTACGGGCGGTAAAATTTAAAATCACACGATTATGGGAAAAAGTATGTATAAATCACGTATGCCATATATAGGTATGCCGGTTAAGTGTAAACATCCCGGATGGGAAAGCAAGATTGGGGCGATTTGCGCCATCAATGGGGATAAAGTAATGGTAGAGTTCGGAAAGCACGATTTTGTAGAATTCTATAGTGATGAACTGGTTGCAATGACGATGTTATGAAGATAATTATGTTCTCTTTTTCGTAGCTTGTACTGCTTTGTATGACAATGATATTATGTAATTCCATAATAAAGGATGGTCCTCTATACATGACGGGGATTGTATTGACATCCACAATGTTTATTTTGTCTGTTATACTCGCAGTGATAACCGGTATGGAGTTGTGTAAAAAGTGTTAGTATAAACTGTTTTGTCGTGTTTTATTTTGTGTTTGTACTGGGTGTGCCGTCTGTGAAGATAGCGCACCTTTCTTATTGGGGCGTTCGGTGTAATGGTTAACACACCTCATTGGAGGAGACTGGCGGTTCGAGTCCGTCAACGCCCACCAATCATTCTAATATAACATTTATGGAAAAGGTAGAAAGTAAAGAGAAAATGAGAAACATGAAGAGAGGAGCCACGATAGAGCTGCCTATATCTTCACTTGAGACAATCCGCAACAACGTATCACTTCTAAATGCCAAGCATCTTCTTGAGGGTAAAAAATGGGCTTCAAAGTCTTATCCGAAAAAAGGTATTGTCGTTGTAAAAAGGGAGTCATAGTCATCTAACTCACACGATTATGGAACGGGTATTCACAGAACTCACCCCTGAATGCGAGATTACAGCACGGATGTATGCACAAGGGTATGAGAAAAAGGAAATCGCCAATTTTAAATGCCGGGCGGTTAGCACGATTAATAACCAATTGCAAAAGGCTTTTGAAATATTGCATGTACGGAATGGGAGAGAACTTGCAACAATGCTTTATGAACGGATAGCCGGTGTGAGGCTCACGATGGATTTTTCGCCTATAGTCCGTGTGTCCGTCGCATGTTGCTTACTGTGCATATTTTCTTTGTCACTTTACCACGAACAAGGTGATATGAGGAGGTTACGAAGATTTAGAATTGAACATATGGAAAGGGTAAGAGAATGAACATGGAGGATATTTTAAATAGTGGTGCCAATGTTACTTTGACAATAAAGTCCACTGATTTGAAAGAGTTCGCAGAACATCTTGTAAAAAAGACAGTGAGAGGTATCAGGGACTCTTTCATCAGACCGGAAGAGGATTACTTGACCATTAAAGAGGCAAGTCAGATTCTACATACCGATAAGTCAACCTTATGGAGATGGCATAAAATTGGATATTTGTGCAGGTTGGAAATAGGAGGTAAGAGATTGTACCGAAAAAGTGATGTAGATGCTATTCTACAGAAAGAGAATAATTAACCCTTTAAATTTTACGATTATGAGTAATGAGAAAGATTTAGTATTAAGAGATTCTGCATTTGAAATCCAAACAGCGGATTTAAGTAAGAATGAACTTCCTTCTTTGGAAGATGCGCAGGAGTTGCCAATAGATTTGTGTGGCAACTACTGGACGCCTGAACATGCTGGTGAGTTCAAGAAAATGTTTTTTGTGGAAATCAAACCACAAAAGGTCTTGAGTGCAACTAATCCGGACGAACTGATTGATTTGGATTGTGCCACATTTCTTGAAAAGACAGTAAACGGTACTGTTCAGACAGTGACAAACGGTTCCCGTAGGTTGGTTGGTATTCTGGAACAATATTTAGAAAACGGTTCTCTCAAAAGTGGTATGCCTCTTAAAATTACCTACATGGGTAAGAAAAAGAATAAGACCAATAATTTTCAGTCTGACAATTGGTCTGTAAGACCTCTTCGTCTTAACCTACCTGTTGCCGGATGATGGAGGATTTTAATATTGATGATTTTTCAGAGGGGGAAGAACTTAACCCCTCTGCCTATAATCCGGAAGATTATCCTACCAAAGAAACTGTTTTGGATTTTATCGCCTTGAACTGTAATGAGCCTCCTGTCAATATTGACCTGATGGAATTGAGTGTTAATGGAAGTGTAAAACGTGACCCTATGGAAATGTATCTTCAAAGTAAGTATATTTCTTCCTCTAATTTGAAAAATGCTCTTAAAACACCGCGCTCTTTCTATTATGATTGGGAACGGGTTTTTGAGGAGAAAGAGAAGCCTCACTTTCAATTAGGAACCTTTGCCCACATGGCATTTCTGGAACCACGTCTATTTGAACTTGTAAAAGTAGAGCCTAATTGTAATCAGGCGTCCAAAGAAGGGGTGTTAGCTATGATTCGGTATTATAATGAACTATTAGCGAAAGAAGCAGGCTATGTGAAAGAGGTTGAAGATGATATTCCTTCCGTTAATTGGAATTTCAATGTTTTAAAAGAATACCGGGATAGATTGAGACAAACCTGCATTGATTTGGGGTATTCTTTCATCAGCGAAGAAATGAGCATGATTATTAATGCTCTGAAAAGGAACTACTACTGGTATGGTGGTGGTATCATACAGCAGCTTTTAAAAGGTGCTTGTTCGGAAGTTTCTTTTTATGGACGAGACAAGGAAACCCAACTTGATGTAAGGGTTCGACCGGATTATTTCAATATAGAAGAGAATATCGGTGTGAATGCCGTAATCTCTTTTAAGACCACACGTGCCGATGACCTTGGTAAGTTCTACTACGATTGTGCCAAACTCAAGTACGAGCTCTCAGAAGGTATGTATCAGGAAGTAATGAGCAGTATTACCGGGCGAAAATTCAATGTAACTATAATGATTATGTTGCAGACGGTAGAGCCTTATGATGTAGCCGTTCTCTTCTGGTCTCCCGATGATTTGGCAAATGGGAAATATAAGTATCACTACGCTCTTTCGATTGTTAAAGATTGCTTTGAAAAGAAATGGTTTCCCGGCTATGATGCCAAGGCAGAAGAAGGTGCCCGTGGTATTATCGACATGCAGCTTCCTGAATGGAGCCATAAACTGCTTCATCCGGTGGCCATTGATGATTTTGAATGAATGGAACTGTGCAAAACCGATATTCAAACGATAGAGCGTCTTCTTAGGCAATGTTCTGAAAGAATAGAGAAGTATGCGCCTAAGACTTCCCCCGCTCAAGATTTATGCAGGCGTTGCAAGAAAATGATTAAACGAATAAACAATAAGAAATGACAGATTTAAAAGATTATTTGCCGGATGAAATAATATTCAAATTACCGACAACAGTAAAATTCCCCGAAGTGATTTTTCCTGATTGCATTTGCATGGATGATGTGAAGAAAAAACTTTCGGAACATTTTGTAACCATCCAAGAAAAGGATGTAATTGCTAACCGGGTGATGGATGAGTATGAAATATCCATTATTCGTGCCAATTATGGTGAAATAGCCGAGGAACAAATACCGGAACTTGAAAGCCAGTTTGAAAGTCTGAAGGCAAAATTCAATGCAGAGAAGAAAGATTTTGAAGCAAAGATTTCGGCTTTAAACACCCAATTCAAAGACTTGGTTAATTTGGCTAAAAAAGGTCTCAAGGATTATCCTTTGAAGATGATTGATACCTTCCGCATTCCAGTAATGGGGTATTATTTGTATTATTCATGGGTGAATGAAGCTTTTCGTTTGGCTTTGGTGCAAGAGATTCCTAAGCATGAATATAATGACCTGTTCAATTCGGGTGAAATGAACCAGGAAGCATTTAAATCCCTTGGGTATGAATTACCGGATATTGAGGTTAAGGATACCCGTAAGAATCTTCGCAAATTTGGTAAAGGCGAGGAAGTTGTAGAGGTTTGGGAAGAGGAAGGTCAGGATGTATGGTTAGAACATTGGATTGAGGATTTCCTTGATGAAAATAACGGTGAGATAATTCCTATACAACGCCATGAGTGGCACAGAGTTTCGATTGAAGAAAGTCCATGGAGAAAAGAGGAGAACTATGACGAGACTGAAGTACAAGAAAGGAAGGCCGTCGAAGTATCAGACGAGTTTGAAGAATAACCCCTATTGGGAAGAAGTAAAACGTAAGGTTCGTGTTCGTGACGGACACTGTTGCCGGATGTGTGGCAAGACCTATAATCTGGAGATTCATCATAAAACCTACCAGATAGGCGGTATGTCTATTGTCGGACATGAATTGGAACATTTGGGTTGTTTGGTAACTCTTTGTGAAGAGTGCCATGCGAAGGTTCATGAAAGATAACTTTGTTAACCTGCCTGCCCGGTCTGTGAAGATATGGCGGGTAAATGAGGGAATGTAGCTCAGCGGATAGAGCGCCGTGTGTGGTGGAAGGTTGAGAGTTCGAGTCTCTCAAGATATACTCTTAGCTTAACGGGAGAGCACCACAAACGGTAGTCGGTGGTTCGAATCCACCTGTTCCCACAAACTTGTGTTGGAAAGGGGACATGAAAGTGTTCGGTTGCAAATGGTTATTTCTGTAATGCGTATGCGGATAGTGTCCCCGATGCTATCAAGTGAGCAGTGCTACTGAACTGCATGAGAATTATATGTAATATCCCGTAGAATGCGCTTCGAGGCTTTTAATTCTAAATCAACAACTTGTCATTGTATGAATGCAAAACAATTTTATGATGAGGTCGTAAAACTTCGTCGTTTGCAAAAGAAATATTTTTGTATTCGTTCCTCTGGTACTTTACGTACCAGCAAAAAAACAAGAAAAATTTATTGATAGTGAAATAGACCGTGTTGAAAGATTGATTCAAAAACACCGTAATACTAATTTATTTGACCATGAGACAGATAAGCAGGAAACAAGCACAGTTGAATAGAGAGGTTGCTGCAATAAAGAAGAACTTACCTCCATGTTGTGCAATTTGTGGTAGACCGATGTCGGACGCTGCACATCTTGTTCCTAAGAGTATGTACCCGGAACACTATACCAATCCCTTAAATGTCGTTGGATTATGCAGGGAATGTCATAATAAGTATGATAATAATTTAGCCTTCAGACAAAGACAGAAACATCTTATTGAGCGTGTGAAGTCTTTTGATGAATGTGCGGCAAACAGATATTTTCATTTATGAACAGCTATCAATTGATTTCCAAACTCCGTAAGGTTCGGGGTGACACTTATCTTTCTACAGCTTCTCAGGCTCTTTATCACGAACTTGTTGCTATCTGTAATGATATGAAGTGGAAAGAAGTGTTTTTCATCCGTAGTAGCCTGCTTTGTGCTAATTTGGATATATCTGATAATACTTTGCGTAAATCAAGGGAAAGTCTTGCTGGCGCTCAGCTCATATACTATAAAACCAGCAAGGATAGACGTATAGGATGCTATTATTCATTTGTCAAAAGCATAGATGATGATGTTATATCGTCCTCAATATCTCCCGCAATATCATCCTCAAAAAATGCGGATGAAACTTCGGATGATATTGCGGGTGAAAACGTTAGTAGTAATATAGACACCTCCTCAATATCATCTTCAACATCATCCGCAAAATTTGCGAATGATAAAATAACATCATTCGCAATATCATCCGTAAATTTTGCGGATGAAAGTCAAATTCCACATATTATAGATAATATAAACATAAAACAAGAGGATAGTCTCGCGCATACGCACGAGAGCTCCCCACTTCCAAAGAAAAAATCCCGAAAGGAGATAAAGGATGAAAAACCTCTGGTCTATCCGTTTTCTTCAATAGCATTCATGTCCGCTTGGGAAACGCTTCGTCAGACACCGAAATGGAAAAAGAAACTTAATTACGCTTTGCAACTTTCACTTGATAAACTTTCCAAATTTGAAGAAGAATTTGCTATCAGGCAGGTTGAGAGAGCGATAGAATCTGGTTGGACAGGTGTGGTGTTTACTGGAACGGAGAGAGATTATCAAGAATGGCTAAATTTAAAATACAATGGAAGCAATCGGAAAACAGATGCAAAGCCGGACGAAAGCTCCGCCGGCATCCAATCAATCATCTTCGGTAAATAAGGCTAATCAGAAGCAATGGAGCAGGGTACAGGCTGACATATATTGGCGTAATCAACTCGTTGCATCTATGAAAACAATCTCGCCAGTCTTTATGGTTGATGATAGTAATCGCCAATTATTGAAAGCCCTTTATCAATGGGTTTGGGGGATTCCCGGAGTATTGGATGTAAGCAAGGGATTATTATTACACGGCTCTATCGGAGTTGGCAAGTCCACTTTGCTGAAAGGGCTACAGAACTATGCGGCAAAAATCGCCCGCTATTGTATTGGCGGCGCGGATGCTGGATTGACCTTTCAGTTCACCAGTGCTGCCGAGATTGCCTTGCTGTTTGCCGAGAAAGGAATTGTCGGGTTAAACCAATACACAGACAGATCATGTATGCACAATCTTGCCATTGACGAGGTGGGACGGGAACCTATGGATGCCAAACACTTTGGTACGGGCATCAATGCCATTCAGACCGTCTTGCAACTGCGCTATGAGCAGAGATATTGTTTCTACACCCACATGACTACCAATCTGGACCCGGACAAGGAGTTTTCCCAACGGTATGGAGCCTATATAGCCGACCGGGTGAAAGAGATGTTTAATGTGATAAAAATCGAGGGGGAAAGCCGAAGATGAAAGATATAAAACTGATAGCGACTATTCTGTCAATCCTGACAGCGTATGCCGCTTTTTATTTTGTCTGCTACTGGATAGCGGAC